GATTTGTGCAGAATGCAATTGAGATTGCTGCGTTGCAATGCATGATGCAGGCTCCGTACTGGTATGACAGGACTTACAAGTTGTCTGGTCGGTATCAGCTAACAGATGACTTCAATCCAGAGTCTCACGATCCAGAAAAGTTTACGTTCAGAGCGCCATTGCGAACTGGATTCAGCCAGGATCAAGTTGGGACGGATGGAATGCTGATGACACGGCTATTCGGATTCCCGACAAAGAAGGTTGTCGATTTGCATGACGTACTCGAAAAGATCGAGCGAGAGCATTGGCAAAGGTGGTTAGCTGGCAAGGTGTACGATATAGAACACGGTCTGTACGCTAATTTAGACCATGAAATGTGCCAGTTTGTTGATAAAATTGGTGTAATTGGTAGGATAGGACACTTGGAACACATCGTAGAGGACTGATATGCCGATCACGAGCAAGCAGCAGCAGCGTCTCATGTATGCAGCAGCAGGTAGCAAGAAGGTTGCAAAAGAGACTGGAGTTCCGCAGAAGGTTGCCAAGGAAATGATCGAGGCAACCCCAGCAAAAGCATACAAAAAGATGCCTGCTCGTAAAGGAAAGATGTGAAGAAGGCAATCTGGGACAAGCCTCGTCCGAAAAGTCTAGGCAAACCTGATCCTCTTTCCAAGGGTGAGAAGCGATCAGCAAAAGCGATGGCTAAGGCTGCTGGCCGTCCCTATCCCAACATGGTCGATAACATGAGAGCAGCGAGGAAGAAGTGATGGAATGCCCTATTTCTACGCAAGACTCAAAAGTCAACGACCGGAACAAGGCCGAGGCAGAGTCCAAAGCTGGCTACATGGAAGCAGAGGACGAAGAATATTCATGCGGCAAGTGTGCAAGATTCATCCAGACACCAGAGATGATTGAGTGCATGATTGCTGGTCTGCCGGAGGATATGCAGGAGATCGTTGACGACGACGACATTGGTTATTGCGCTCGTTGGGATTTCCGCTGTACAGATGATTACACCTGTGATCGGTGGCTGTCTGGTGGCCCTGTAAAGGGCATGACCGAGAAGCACAAGATCATGCTCAAGATGGCTAAACTGATGGAGGAAGATTAATGGGTACGACCAATCAACCAAATTATAAGAAAAAGCCTAAACCGGCTAAAAACAACGCTCCTAAGTTGCCGAAGAAATGACCGCGGCTTGGACTCGCAAGGCTGGAAAGAACCCGAAGGGTGGGTTGAATGAGGCTGGTCGGAAGTCTTACGAGCGGCAGAATCCAGGCTCAGACCTGAAGCCTCCGGTAAAGTCAGGCGACAATCCGCGCAGGGCATCGTTTCTGGCGAGGATGGGTAATATGCCTGGGCCAGAGTACAAGGACGGCAAGCCTACTCGTCTGCTGCTCTCCCTGAAAGCCTGGGGAGCATCCAGTAAGGCAGATGCTAAGTCTAAGGCTAAGGCTATCAGCGAACGAAACAAGAAGTGATTGTCGATCACAGCCCATTTTGGCACTGTGTAGTCGATGATTTCTTCACTCGGCCACACGACATCGCAGCAGAGTTTCCAGCACAGGATGATCCCTGTTGGTTTCGCTACGACAATCCTCTGGAAATCAAGCAGACCTGCAATAACTGGCACAGGTTTGGTTCTGCTCTATACGAAACCTTCCAGCAGTTACTGAGTCAAGACTTCACAGAGTTCCTAGAGCGATACGTTGACTGCGAACTGACTCCAGACTTAGGCTTGCATGGTGGCGGTCTGCATCAACACGGCAGGGGAGGAAAGCTCAATGTTCACCTCGATTACAACATCCATCCGAAGCTACGTCTTCAGCGTCGCCTTAACCTTATCGTCTACCTTACTCCTGATTGGCAACCGGAATGGGGTGGTGGGTTGGGTCTGTACAAGGACAGCAAGACTCTTGTTAAGACCATTGACCCACTGTTCAACAGAGCGGTGATATTCGACACCAGGGGCAGTTGGCATGGGTTGCCAGATGCGATAAAATGTCCACCTGGGGTAACGCGAAACAGTATCGCTGTTTACTATTTGTGCGAACCCGGAGTGACTGACAACAGGACGAGAGCATTGTTTGCTCCGACCGAGAGTCAGGAGAAAGATCAAAGCGTAATAGAGCTTATCAACAAGCGTTGCCGATGACCCGATAGGAGTCGGATGTGGAAAAGATCGAGCAGGTAAGCATCGAGTTGCTTATCCCTTATGCCAACAATGCCCGGACTCATTCTGACGCACAGGTCGCTCAGATTGCAGCAAGCATAAGAAAATTCGGGTTTACAAATCCTGTATTAACGTCAGACGATAACACCATCATTGCTGGACACGGCAGGGTGATGGCTGCTCGTAAGTTAGGACTCACTCAGGTTCCAGTTATCAGGCTGTCTCATCTGTCAGAGACGCAGCGCAAGGCTTACATTCTGGCTGATAACAAGCTAGCTCTGAATGCTGGGTGGGATGATGATCTGTTAAGAATAGAAATAAAAGAATTGTTGGAAAATCAGTTTCAAATAGATTTGCTTGGGTTTGATGTTGAAGAAATAACAAGACTAATGGATGAAGAAATTTCTTTACATGAACCAGAGGAACAAAAATATTCTGAAGTGTTCAACATAATTGTTGAGTGTAAAAACGAGCAAGAACAAGAACGTGTTTTCAATGAACTAGATGAAAAAGGTTACAAATGCCGAGTGCAAAGTTTGTAATTGAGACACACGTTGGAAGTTCGTTTCGCGTTAACAAAATAAAGTCAATGTTTGATTTAGATGTTGGCGTTGTAAAAAAAGAATTTGACGTTCAAATACCAATTGAAAATGGTGAATGGAATATTGGTTTAATTGTTGGAGCATCCGGGTCAGGAAAAACGACAATTGCAAAAAAATTGTTTGCTAACTTTGATTTGTTTAATGGGTTTGATTGGAGTAGTTCATCTTTGGTTGATGATTTTTCACAAGAATTTGGCGCAAAAGAAATCACAGAGGCATTGAGTAGCGTTGGTTTTTCTTCACCTCCTGATTGGTTAAAACCGTTTGCTGTGTTGTCTAACGGTCAAAAGATGAGAGCAGAATTGGCAAGAGTAATGCTGGAGTCAAAAAAGCCGATTGTGTATGATGAGTTTACTTCTGTTGTTGATAGACAGGTTGCAAAAATTGGCATTGCAACCTGATTGGGTATTTGATGCAAATGATAATAGATTTTATCGGAGGTCGCTTCAACGGCCATCAATTCACATTGGAGTCAGAAAGGCAAAACAGGACGAATGGAAGTTATTTGAAAACTTTCACTATTTAAGTTCTGAACACAACAATGCTGCTAATAAATACATTGCGGAAATTGACGGAGTGCCAGCGGCTTGGTGTAGTGTGTTGCACTTCCCGCACCCGGTTGTGAAGAACATGAAACGTATTCATAGAATTGTTGTTCGACCTGATTATCAAGGCATAGGGCTCGGTGTGCGGTTTATGTCAGAAATAGCCTCTTTGTATAACGATCAAAAATACAGAGTTTCCTTGGTTACGAGCGCGCCTTCATTTGTTCATGGGTTGCAAAAACGCAAGGATTGGGTGATGACACGGAAGCCTGGGAGAGTTGGTAAAACACTTGGTGTTTTGGCTGGATCTACTTCTGATGCTAGGCTTACTGCAACATTTGAATACGTTAAACTTTCGGATATAAAAAATGCAAGGCAAACGGCATAAACCAACAGACGAGGATCGTCGGCTAGTCAAGACGTTATCTGCTGTCGGAGTGCGCTATACCGACATTGCAGACAAGCTAGAGATTGACCACGACACACTCACCAAGCACTACAAGAAGGAACTGACAGATGGGCGGATGGAGGCTAATGCCGCAGTTGCTCAGACGCTGTTCCAGCAGGCCAAAGCAGGCAACACTACAGCTATGATCTTCTGGCTCAAGACAAGGGCTGGGTGGAAAGAAAAACAGGTTGTCGAGCATTCAGGCCTTGATGGGGAGCCAATCAAAACATCAGCAATCTTAGAGGTGGTCGGAGTTGAGGCAGAAGGTCGAGATTCCGAGTAAGTTGCTTCCGCTGTTTCAGCCGAAGCGATACAAGATCCTTCACGGTGGACGGGGCTCAGGCAAGTCATGGTCTGCTGCTCGTGCATTGGTGGCGATAGGTGCATCCAAGCCTATCCGTGTCTTGTGCGCCAGGGAGACTCAGAAGAGCATCCAAGAGTCAGTCCACAGATTGCTGAAAGATCAGATCGACCTGCTGAACCTGCATGAGTTCTACGAAGTTCAAGAGACAAAGATCCTCGGCGGGAACGGCACAGAGTTCACGTTTGCAGGGATCAGACAGCAGGGTGTTGCAAACCTGAAGTCTTACGAAGGCACTGATGTCTGCTGGGTGGAAGAGGCTCAGGTTGTCACAAAGCGATCTTGGGACATCCTGATTCCGACCATCCGCAAGCCAGGGTCAGAGATCTGGGTTAGCTTCAATCCAGAACTGGATACGGATGAGACCTTCACAAGGTTCGTGACCAGTCCACCTGCTGAGAGTTGGGTCTGTGAGATCAACTGGTCTGATAACCCTTGGTTCCCGATTGAACTCGACAAAGAGCGCAGAGACTGGCTAGACAGAGATCCGACAGGGTATCTGACAACCTGGGAGGGTCGGTGTCGTCCTGCTGTTGAAGGTGCGATCTACGCTAGTGAGATGGAAACCATCCAGCGAGAGGGTCGCATCAGGAATGTGCCAGTTGATCCTCTGCTGAAGGTTCATACAGTCTGGGACTTAGGATGGAACGACAGTATGTCGATCATCTGCGTTCAGAAGGTTGCCTCGGAAATTAGGGTGGTTGATTACATTGAGGACAGTCACAGAACAATTGATTCATACGTCATGCAGCTTCAGGAAAAGAAACTCAACTGGGGTACAGACTTCATACCGCACGATGGAGCGCACAGAGACTTCAAGTCAGGCAAATCCACACAGGAGATGTTGCAAAGCCTTGGAAGGTCTGTAGAGGTGCTTGCAAGGGGTAACCCGGAGGAAGGTATCAGGTTGGCAAGGCAAGTGTTTCCGAGAGCGTATTTCGATGCTGAACGGTGCATGGATCTTGTTAACCACCTGAAGCGGTATCGCAGAGCAGTCAATCAGGTGACGAACGAACCGGGTGCGCCATTGCATGACGAGCATAGTCACGCAGCAGATGCTTGGAGGTATTTGGCTCAATCGTTGGACATGATGTCGAATGACGACTGGGGCAAACCATTGAAAAATAATACGAGGTGGGTGGTATGATTATTCCGCAAGGCTATATTGTTGATCGCAGAATGTTCGATCAGGTTGTCAAAGAGCTAACTGATCGGATTGATCGACTGGAAAATCAGGTCAAGGAATTGCAGCCTGAGAAACGACCGTACACAAAGCGAGCGGAAAAATGGACGAAGGCAGACTGAAGGCAATTGTCTCTGCTGAAATCGATGATGCGATTGGGTATCTCGATACAGAGACGACCGAAGAACGCGCACTATCGATGGATTACTACCTCAGAAACCCGTACGGGAACGAGGTAGAGGGGCGTAGCCAGATCGTCACTGGCGAGGTCGCAGAAGCTATTGATGGTGCTCTCCCTCAGTTGATCCGAGTGTTCACCGCATCAGACGACATCGTTCGGTTTGAACCTGTTGGGCCGGGTGACGAAGAGGGTGCTAAACAAGCGACAGAATATGCAAACTGGGTGTTCTACAAGCAGAACCCTGGTTTCCAGATCCTGCATCACTGGTTTAAGGATGCTCTACTTCAGAAAACTGGAACGGTAAAGTGCTATTGGGACGAGAAGATCGACGTTATCGAGGAGGTGTATCAGAACCTCTCGGAGACTGAACTTGTCCTGCTGATGTCTGACCAGTCTAGGCAGATTGTTGCTCAGGAAGTTGTGCGGCAGGAGATGCAAGGCCCGGATGGTCAGATGATGGCGATCCAGTTCTTCAATGTTGTTGTTCGCAAGTCCAATAAGCACGGCAAGATCGTCATTGAGAATGTCCCACCGGAAGAGTTGATCGTCTCCAAGCGAGCTAAGACGATGCAGGATGCTCCGTTCATGGCGCATCGCACATTGGTTCCGAGGACTGAACTGATCCAAATGGGATTCGATCCCGAGATTGTGGACAACCTGCCGGTCTATAACAGTTTGGACTTCACCGAGGAAAAGATCGCACGATACAGTCCTGGTGAAGAGCCTTTTGAGCAGAGCAGCCTTGATCCTGCTATGCAAGAGATCGAGGTGTTTGAGTGCTATATCTACGTTGATTTTGACGAGGATGGCATTGCAGAGTTTCGCAGG